GAAAAGTATTATGATTAGATAAATAAAAGACCTGAGAATGTCTTTAAACTTCTTATTTATATTTTGAAAGGATTAAATTTATGGATAAATGGATTAATATTCCCGACTTTCCAAATTATGAAGCGAGTAATAATGGTGGGATAAGAAACAAAACAACTAGAAAACTATTGAACCCTTGGGATGATGGCAGAGGATACTTACAAGTAGATGTAAACGGTCAAACTATTCGAGTTCATAAGCTCATTGCTAGTGCATTTTATGATTGCACAGTAAATGGTTTAGTGGTAAATCATATCGATGGTAATAAAAAAAATAATTTTATAGGAAATCTAGAATGGTGTACCCAAGCTGATAACATGAGACATGCTCATAGAACAGGATTAATTCCTCATAATGGGCAAGGTGGACTCCCAAGAAAAATGGTAAAAATCGTAGAAACTGGTATAATATATGAGAGTTTACAGTCTTGTGCTAGCGATATAAATGGGTGTCGTAGTCATATAGGTGATTGTTTACGAGGCATTAGAAAAAGTCATAGGAACTTTCACTTTGAAGAGGTATAACATATGATTAATCTTCGTGATTATCAACTAGAAGCAATAGATAAATTAAAGAATGGATGCATATTATGCGGAGGAGTTGGGTCTGGGAAATCTAGAACTGCCATAGCATATTACTTTGCTAAAGAATGTAAAGGTACTCTTAATATCGATGGCGTTGGTGAGTTCTCAGAAATGAAAAAACCAAAAGATCTATATATAATTACCACAGCAAAGAAAAGAGATTCTTTAGAATTTGAAGGAGAGTGTGCACCTTTCTCACTATCAACCAACCAAGACTGCAGTATAAATAATGTTAAAGTAACAGTGGATTCATGGAATAATATATCTAAGTATATTAAGGTGACTAAGGCTTTCTTTATATTTGATGAACAGCGATTAGTTGGAGCTGGTACATGGGTTAAATCTTTTCTAAAAATAGTTAAGAATAATAACTGGATACTACTTAGTGCCACACCTGGTGATACATGGAGTGATTATATTCCGGTATTCATAGCAAACAAATTCTATAAGAATCGTACTGAGTTTCTTAGAAGACATGCAGTATACAATAGATACTGCAAATATCCTAAGATTGACAAGTATATGGAGCAGGGTCACTTATGCAGATTAAGAGAACGGATAACAATTAAGATGGACTACTTCAAAGAAACTATAGCTGTTGATGAAATCATAACTGTCCCATTTGACAAAGATAAAATGGATACTGTAATGATTAAACGATGGAACATATTCGAGGATAAACCTATTAAGTCCATTACCATGGTCTGCTACTTAATGAGAAAAGTTGCCAATAGCAACCCAGCAAGAACAAAAGAAATATCCAAGATAATTAAGAAACATCCTAAACTAATCATATTCTATAATTTTGATTATGAGTTAGAAATACTTAAAAAGTTAGGTGACACTTTAAAAGTAGAAACTAGTGAATGGAATGGACATGCTCATAAGCCAATTCCTAAAACCAAATCATGGATATATTTAGTACAGTACACAGCAGGAGCAGAGGGTTGGAATTGTATAGAGACAGACACGATCATATTCTACTCTCAAAATTACTCATACAAGACAATGATTCAAGCAGCAGGAAGAATTGACCGTCTTAACACACCATTCAAATTTCTATACTACTATCATTTTCGTTCAAATTCGGCTATAGACCTAGCAATTGCTAAAGCATTAAAGAATAAAAAAGACTTCAATGTATATCGCTTTTTAAAAGATTAACCTCGCGGAAATAACATATACTATTATAGAGGGATAGAGTATCACTATCTTATTATTTTGTTTTTTGAAGGAGGCAGTCTTATGTTAGAAAGTAAGTTTCAAGCCAAGCTAATTGAGGAGCTTGAATCTATATTTGAAGGATGTATAATTCTAAAAAATGATGCCAACTACATACAGGGATTCCCAGATTTGTTAATATTGTATAATAATACCTGGGCAGCTCTTGAATGCAAGCAAAAAGCAGAATCAAGATATCAACCAAATCAAGAATACTATTTAGAAGTTCTTGATAAGATGTCCTATGCTAGTGTTATTTGGCCAGAGATAAAGGAGGAAGTATTAAATGAACTTCAACACGCATTTCGACATAGAGGGCCAACACGCATTTCTAAGTGCCTCTAAATATCATTGGATAAATTATGATGAAGAGAAACTTGCTACATCCTATTCCAAATATTTAGCCACTAGTCAGGGAACTCGATTACACGAGTTTGCATGTGAATGTATAAGACTCGGTGTTAAGTTACCAAAGTCTAAAAAAACCATGAATCTATATGTTAATGATGCTATAGGATACAAGATGGCAACCGAGCAACCTCTATATTTTTCAGAGAATTGTTTTGGTACTGCTGATGCTATATCTTTTAGAAAAAACGTCTTAAGGATTCATGATTTGAAAACAGGAGTAACACCATCATCGATGAGACAACTGGAAGTGTATACATCTTTATTCTGTTTGGAGTATAAGATTGATCCACATGCTATAGATACAGAATTGAGACTATACCAGTCAGATGATGTAATAATCCATATTCCGTCCACAGAAGAGATACTTCGTATAATGGATAAAATAATTGTATTTGATCAGAAAATTAATAAGCTAAAGATTGGAGGAGCATATGATAATGCATGATGAACTTTCTCATATTGGAACTGCAACCTCTGGTCGGTACCCCAAGGGTTCAGGTGTTGATCCCCAAAGAAATAGAAGTTTCTTAACTGAAATAGATGAACTTAAAAAACAAGGTATGAGTGAAAATGATATAGCTACTGGCTTTGGTATGAACTCCACAGAATTTAGACAAAGAAGATCTATAGCTAATGCTGATGAAAAAGTAGCACTTGCTGCTAGAGCAGAAAAATTAAGACTAACTGGCATGTCCAATGTTGCTATAGGAAAAGAATTGGGTGGTAAAAATGAATCCTTCGTTAGAGATTTACTTAAACCTGGTTCCTTGGATAACGCTAAACTAATTCGTAATACAGCAAACATGCTTAAAGATGATTTGGATAAAAATGGTGGATACATTGATATTGGTGTAGGTACCGAAAGACATATTGGGGTTAAGAGAACTAAATTTAAAACAGCTATATCCTTACTTGAAGAAGATGGATATGTCACACATGAGATTCCAATAACTCAAATAGGTACAGGAAAAAAAACAACTATGTTGGTACTTGCTAAACCAGAAACAACATGGCCAGAGATAATGAATAATAAAGATAAAATTCATTTGATCAATGATAAATATTCTGAAGATGGTGGAGAAACATTTCACTCTATACAAACACCTAAGTCTATTAGTTCTAAAAGAATTAAGATAAACTATGCAGATGATGGTAGTGGTGGAAAAGATATGGATGGTGCTATACAACTTAGAATGGGTGTTGATGAATTATCATTAGGAACTAAAAGATATGCCCAAGTTCGTATAGCTGTAGATGGAACTCATTATTTAAAAGGTATGGCTATATATTCAGATAAAATGCCACCAGGAATAGATGTTATTTACAATACAAATAAATCCAAAACTACACCAGCATCCAAAGTATTCAAACCAATGGCAAATGAAAAGACAGGTGTAATTGATCCGGATAATCCATTTGGTGCAACTATACGACAAAAGTTCTATACTGATAAAACTGGTAAAAAACAATTATCAGCATTAAACATTGTTAATGAAGAAGGCGATTGGGAAAAATGGTCTAAAAGTATATCTTCCCAAATGTTATCTAAACAATCAACAGATCTTGCAAAACAGCAATTGGGATTGGCTTTCACTTCTAAAAAGAAAGAATATGATGAGATCATGTCTCTTACTAATCCAGCTGTTAGAAAGAAACTTCTCGCTGATTTCTCTGATGATTGTGATGCTGCTGCCGTACATCTAAAAGCAGCTGCTTTACCAAGACAAGGATCAAGAGTTATTCTTCCGGTTCCAAGTCTGAAAGAAAATGAAATATATGCTCCAAGTTATAGAAACGGAGAAAAGGTAGCGCTTATAAGATATCCACATGGCGGACAATTTGAAATACCAGAACTCACAGTAAATAACCAACAAAAGACTGCTAAAACTTTACATGGTAAATTAATAGATGCAGTTGGCATACATCCTAAAGTTGCTGAAAGATTATCAGGTGCAGACTTTGATGGTGATACAGTTCTTGTTATTCCAAATAGAGGACCTAATGGAAAACAAATAGTTCAAACTCAACCAGCACTTAAAGGACTTAAAGACTTTGATCCTAAAATGTACAAGCTACCTGAGTCTGCTCCTAAAATGTCATCTCGTACTAAAGGTATAGAAATGGGAAATGTTTCTAATCTTATTACAGATATGACTATCAAAGGTGCAAAAAATGATGAAATAATTAGAGCTGTTAAACATAGCATGGTTGTAATAGATGCTGAAAAACATCATTTAAATTATAAACAATCAGCTATAGATAACGGTATTGCTGCTCTAAAAAAGACATATCAAGGTGGAGCAAATCGAGGAGCATCAACTCTTATATCTAAAGCATCCTCAGATTCAAGACCACTTGATAGAGTAGCAGGTGCAGGTAATGGAATACTTAATCCTAAAACAGGTAAAGAAAAAAGGATATATATTGACCCTACTACGGGTAACAAATTATATACCCCCACTGGAAAAACTTATACTAAGAAAACAGTTATGGTTAAAGACCCAGTAACAGGAAAAAATAAAAGAGTTAGTGTATCCAATGCCCTTGCTAAATCCGCATTAGCTGACAATCCAAATCTGCCAATCAAAGAAACTACAGTAAGTAAACTAACTAAGTCTACTAAAATGGCAGAAGCAAAAGATGCATTTGAATTATCATCTGGTACAACAATGGAAATTATATATGCTAACCATGCTAATCAACTAAAGGCATTGGCTAATGAATCACGTAAATCATATATTAGTACACCACCTGCAACATGGTCATCATCGGCATCTAAGACTTATGCTAAAGAAGTATCAGTTCTTAATTCTAAGTTAAATGTAGCGCTAAAGAATGCCCCCCTTGAGAGGAACGCTAATAGGATAGCAGAGGTTAACCTAGCCCTCAAGAAGGCAGCTAACCCCGACATGGAACCCAGTGAGATAAAGAAGTACAAGTATCAAGCCTTAGCAGAAGCAAGAGTAAGAATGGGTGCAGACAAGCATCCTGTTGACATAACAACAAAGGAGTGGGAAGCCATTCAAGCAGGAGCTGTTAGTAACAACACTTTAGTTAAGATACTAGATAATGCTAATCCTGATTTGGTTAGACAGTTAGCAACACCTAGAAACAAACCTGTTGTAACAGCGGCTAATGAAGCAAAGATTAGAACACTTCTTAAGTCAGGACACACACAAGCAGAGATAGCAGATCAGATGGGTGTATCAACATCAACTGTATCAAGCATTATGCAAAGCTAAGAAAGGAGTAATCTTATGATTGAATCAATGCTAACTACAACTGACAATCCATTTGACCCATTCATTCAGTTCGATGAGTGGTATGCCTTTGATGAATCAAAAGGTTATCATTCTCTTAGTTACTTATCAAGAATAGTAAGAACAAGTGATGAATTAAGTGACATGGATCAACATTTAGCAATTGAGTCTGCAATAAATGAAATAATTAAATTAAATATTTTAGGAATTTATACAAAGGCAACACATAATACAAATAGCGAGGCGTAAAAGCATAGAGGGGGGTCTCTCGCAAAACCTACCCCCCCTTCAAATCGCCTGGCTCCTAAAAAAAGCTCCGGCGGGTCATTTTCCTAGACCTTTTCAAGTATGGCGACGGCTTCTTTAGTCAAAAGTGGTTCATGGTGGCCATTCTCTCCCCTTTCAAGAGATGTTGATTGCCCAAAGTCGGGTCGCCATACCTGAAAGTGTCTAGGAACATAATAAAACTTACATAAAGTAATGGAAAGGAGTGAAGAACTGATGGCCGTTTCTAAAAAGGATGGAAATCCAAACCGACAGCCTCCTGCTACCACCCCAGAAGCAAGAGAAAACCAATTGATAGCTATGGCAGTTGATTTAGCAGAGACACAAATTCTAAAGGGAACGGCATCTTCGCAAGTTATAACTCACTTCTTAAAGTTGGGATCTACAAAGGAAAGAATTGAGAAAGAAATCCTTGAGAAACAAAAGGAATTGATAGTTGCTAAGACAGATGCCATCCAATCAGCCAAGAAGGTTGAAGAACTTTATGCAAATGCTCTCGATGCAATGAAAACATACACTGGTAAGGGAGGTAATAGTAATGATGATTAGTATAGAGAAACCTCCACTACAAGAACTCACACATCACGGTGTAATGGGAATGAAATGTGGGCATCGAAAAGGATCAACAACCATAACAAGTAATTCAAAAAAGACTGAAACGGAAGATGAACGAAAGAAACGAATTAAAAGGAACATCCTAATTGGAGCAGCAGCAGTTGGTGTAACCTTAGCCGTTGCTGGTGGTGTATATGCTTACAAAAAGAATAATCTACCAATAGGAGGAGTACAGACTTTTCGATTTGGAAAAATAGTAGATCTAAATTCATTATCAACAAAAGATACAACGATTCCTAAAGGTTCTAAATTCTATAGGATGAGTACCAAATCTTTTGAAGATTATTCGACGAATGGTAAAATATATGTATCCCACGTAAAGAAAGATGCAAGAATTTACAAAGAAACCATGCCTGGATATTTTGAATCATGGAAAAAACAAGGGTTCATACCAGACGAAGGTAAGAGTGTATACGAACATGTTATGAAGAGTAAGAATGAAATAAAAGTTCCATCTAAAAAGATAATGGCTGAGATGTATATGAAAACCCACAATGTAAAAGAAGTTGATGATGGGTTATATAAAAACTTTATGACTGATCTTAATAACAAAGATAATCCACTGGTTACGAAATTCTTTGACCATGTTAGATCTACTGGCTATAACGCAGTGGTTGATGAGAATGATTCCGGGTTTTTAGGTAAATTACCGCTTATTTTATTAAATCCAAAAGAGGATATTGTATCATCTACAGTACATAAAGTACGTGCTTTAGAAAAGATCATAAATGTAATAATGTTATGATTAGGTCATATTCTGAACTAAAAAATTTAATAAGTTTCGAAGATCGTTATGATTATCTACGAATCAAAGGTTCAGTTGGAGATACTACATTTGGGTTTGATCGTTATCTAAATCAAATCTTATACAGATCTAAACGATGGAGAAAGACTCGTGATGATGTTATTATTAGAGATAATGGTTGTGACTTAGGAGTTGAAGGTCATGAAATTTATAGTTCTATAATAGTACATCACATGAACCAAATAACAATAGAAGATGTTGAACTTGATAGGGATGTAATCTATGATCCTGAGTTCCTTATTAGTACAATACTTCAAACTCATAATGCTATACATTATGGAGATGCATCATTACTCCCGCAGGCACCAATAGAAAGACGACGTAATGACACATGTCCTTGGTTGTAAGAAAGGAGGATATTATGGACAGCATTTTATTAACTATCAAACGTATGTTAGGGATAGAACCTCAATATACTCACTTTGACCAAGATGTTATATTTAACATCAATACAGTATTAATGACATCTAACCAAATAGGGGTTGGTCCAGAATCAGGATTCCTTATTACGGGAGCAAATGAAAAATGGATAGACTTACTAGGAGAGAGAACCGATCTAGAAGCTGTCAAGTCTTATATTTATCTAAAAGTTCGGTTATTATTTGACCCACCATCAAGTTCTTTTGTCTTAGATGCGATGCAGCGGCAAGCAACCGAGATTGAATGGCGATTATGGGTACAAGTTGAAACGTCGGCAGATGTCCCACCAATAATAGAAGAGGAGGTAATATAATGACAGATAATGAATCATTAGAGCATTACGGTAAATTAGGAATGCATTGGGGTCATAGAAATGCTAAAACTAGTATGTCTAGTATAACATCTAGCATACATAAACCAAAACAGGTTAGCGAGGATTATGCTCAGAAACAGAAATTAAAGAAGAAGAAGATCTATGAGATGTCTAATTCTGAACTACAAACTCTTAATAATAGACTACAGTTAGAGAGATCATATAAAGATCTAAGCAAACAGGATGTTTCTGCTGGTAGAAAGTATGTGAATGATGTTCTTTCTAATTCTTCTAAACAGGTCGTGTCCAATTTAGCTGCTAAGGGCATGTCTAAAGGATTAGATATACTTTTAAATAAAGCCATACCTGGAAAGTAGGTGAATTATGTCATTATCAAATACAGCAACACCCAAATACTATGGTGCATTTCGTGAGGCAGTTATTAGGGGAGATATTCCAGTCTGTAAAGAAATCTCTATGGAGATGAATCGTATAGATGAACTAATAGCTAATCCAGGAGTCTACTATGATAGTGGAGTGGTAGAGGGGTTTGTTAATTATTGCGAAAATGAACTTACTCTTACTGATGGTGCTGATTTGGTATTACTTGATTCATTTAAGTTATGGGCCGAAGCAGTATTTGGATGGTACTACTTTGTTGAGCGAAGTATCTACGAACCATCTCCAGATAATCATGGCGGAAAGTATGTTCGTAAGATGATTAAAAAGCGATTGATTAACAAACAATATTTGATCGTGGGAAGAGGTGCTGCGAAGTCGTTGTATGATTCATGTATTCAATCGTACTTTCACAACGTTGATACTACAACCACACACCAGATTACGACTGCCCCAACAATGAAACAGGCAGATGAAGTTATGTCTCCTATACGAACTGCCATTACAAGATCAAGAGGTCCTCTCTTTAAGTTCTTAACTGAGGGTTCCTTACAGAACACAACCGGTTCCAGAGCCAATAGAATTAAGTTGGCATCTACTAAGAAGGGAGTTGAGAACTTTCTTACAGGATCACTAATAGAAGTTCGACCTATGAGCATAGACAAACTTCAGGGATTAAGACCTAAGATAACAACTGTTGATGAGTGGCTCTCTGGTGACATTCGAGAGGATGTTGTTGGTGCTATTGAGCAGGGTGCATCCAAACTTGATGACTACTTAATCGTAGCGACGAGTTCAGAAGGTACCGTGAGGAATGGAAGTGGCGATACAATCAAAATGGAACTAACTGACATACTTAGAGGAGACTACATAAACCCACATGTTTCCATCTGGTGGTACAAACTCGATGATGTCAAAGAAATTACTGATCCGTCAACCTGGCAAAAGGCTAATCCTAATCTCGGAAAGACTGTTACGTACGAAACCTATCAGTTGGACGTTGAGAGAGCGGAGAAAGCACCTGCTTCTAGGAATGACATTCTGGCAAAGAGGTTTGGTCTTCCAATGGAAGGGTATACCTACTTCTTCACTTACGAAGAAACCTTGCCACATAGAAAACGTAACTTCTGGAAGATGGTCTGCTCTATGGGAGCCGATATGTCTCAGGGAGATGACTTCTGCGCTTTCACTTTCTTATTTCCATTAGCAAGTGGTAAGTTCGGAGTTAAGACTAGATGCTATATCACATCATTAACGCTTATGAAACTTCCAGGAGCAATGAGAAGCAAGTATAACCAGTTCTTAGATGAGGGTAGTTTGATGGTCTTAGAAGGCACTGTACTAGACATGATGGAGGTCTATGAAGATGTAGATGAATTCATAATTTCAGAAGGTTATGACGTACGAAGTTTTGGATTTGACCCTTACAATGCTAAAGAATTTGTAACTAGATGGGAAGCAGAGAATGGACCATATGGAATTGAGAAAGTTATCCAAGGTTCTAAGACTGAGTCAGTACCACTAGGTGAACTTAAGAATCTAGCAGCAGAACGAATGTTAGTATTTGATCAAGAATTAATGACATTCACAATGGGTAACTGTGTTACTTTAGAAGATACAAACGGTAATCGTAAACTATTAAAGAAACGATATGAAAATAAAATTGATAGTGTTTCGGCATTAATGGATGCTTATATTGCCTATAAGGTTAATAAAGATGCATTCGAATAGGAGGGTAAATAATGGATAATGAATTAAAACATTACGGTGCAATGGGAATGTCTTGGGGTAAAGGTACCAACTCTGAAGATTCACTAGAGCATTTTGGTAAGTTAGGCATGAAGTGGGGACAACGACATGCAGAAAATAAATTAAATAAAACAGCCAAGAAAGATGCAACTAAGCACGAAGTGGCCCGTCAAGCATATGGAAAAGGTGCTGGTATACAGAGAAGATTAGTTAAAAAAGAAATTGATGAAAAAATGAAAAATCCTCAGTATAAAGCAGCATACGATAAAGCCCTATCTGAAATTAACTACTCTAAAATAAATAATAAAGCTATATCTAACAGTAGAGGTAGAGCAACTAAAGACCAGGCAAGTAGAAGTGCTAAAATTGTAGCTAAGACCCTAACGGGAACAACCTCATTAGCAGCTGGTTATATTCTATACACTCAAAACAAACCAGCAATCGACCACGCTGTTAGTTCAGCGTTAAAGTCGGCAAAAACAGCAGTAAATACCTATAAAACTGCTCAGACATGGAAGAAGAATTTTGGTTAAAAGGAGGTGTAAATAATGGATAATGAATTAAAACATTACGGTGCAATGGGAATGTCTTGGGGTAAAGGTACCAACTCTGAAGATTCACTCGAACATTTTGGTAAATTAGGCATGAAGTGGGGGCATAGAACTGGTGGAGCAGCCACATCTAAACCTTCGGCCAGTAAAAGAGATGAACTTAAAAAGTCTAATGCTAAGTTTCAGAAAGACATGGCTGACCTACAAAAGTCTGGAAAAGGTAATGATGTAAATGCAGTAATCAAAAGAAGTAAAGCCTTGGACAATGAACAAGCACAAATAAAATCTAAATATAAAAGTGCTGCCAGTAAAAATATAGTAGCACCCAAAACATTAAAAAATGGTAAGACATTAAGTCAGAATCTATTAAAAGATGCGGGAATTGTAGTAGCATCTCAAGTAGGTGGACTTGCTATGATGAAGTCTGGTCAGTTAACAGCGGGCGTTGTATTAGCATCCGTTGGAACTTATTATGGCGTAGGACATGCAATAGTATCAACTGTACAAGCATCTAAACAATAAAAGAAAATAAAAAAAGAAAGAGGAGATTTAAAAATGACAAGATTAACCGCTAAACAAATTGACCAGATTAATAAGATTAATATTCATGCCAAAGCAATGAAACTTGGAAATAGGATTTCTGAAATGGAAGTTATTAGTGGAACACCAGTAAATGCAGTTAATGCTGGAAAAATTCTAACGGTATCAGGAGTTGTTATTGACGGTGAGAAAGTTACGATTGATAATCCAACAGTAGCAGGATCAGATGTCTATGAATTCTTAGCTGATGCTGCACAGACCAAAACCACACCAACAAACAAAGCCGTAGATATCTCCACATATGCAGATAAAGCTGCTGTTGTATTAACAATTGATACTCAGCCAGTAAGTGGAAATACTATGACTATCGGCACTAAGGTATTTACATTTGTACCAACTGGCACTGCTACTGGTAATGGTGAAATAGCAATCGGCACTGATTTACCTGCTACTAAGATAAATATAGTTGCTGCTATCAATGGTACTGATTCCATAAACACGCCACATCCATTAGTTAGTGCTGCAAACTTTGCTGCCAACACATGTACTATAACGGCGTTGGTTGGTGGAGTTGCTGGTAATTCAATTGCTTCAACCGAAACAATAACAGCAGGAACAGATACATTTGCAGCTGTTACTTTACTGTTAGGAACAAATTGTACTGCGGCTAATGCTATACTCGCATTGGTGTCTGCAATTACAACATTGGATACTCAGGGTGTTTCAGCCGTAGATGGTGCTGGCGATACAGTTGAACTGACTGCTAAGGTTAGTGGAGTTGCTGGAAATAATATAGTTATTGGAAAAGTAATGGCTAACGCAACTTTTGCTGGATCAGCTACGAAACTTTCTGCTGGAGTAGACGGAACAGTTGGTTCAATAAATCAGGAAATGGTTGACGCTACTTACATGTATAGATGTGTGGCTGACAACACAATTGCCGGTAAAAACTGGAGAAGAATTTCTCTTGGTTCAGCATTCTAAGATTAAATCAATAATGCTCACTTAATACTTTACATAAAGGAGGTGAGAAATTGCAAGAAAAGGAAACAATTAGGAGTAGATTAAAACATGCTTGGAATGCTTTTACTACAGGTCAAGCAAATAGTCAAGTAGATAGGTATACAAATTATGGACCTGCTAATTATTCTAGACCTGATAAAACCAGACTGTCTATGGGTAATGAACGGTCTATTGTCAATTCAGTCTATAGTCGTATATCAACCGACGTAGCAGCAATCTCCATACAGCATGTCCGTACAGATCCAAATGGTAGGTTCATAGAACCAATGACTTCTGGCCTTAATGATTGTTTAACATTAGATGCTAACATGGACCAGACTGGACGATCCTTTATTAAGGATATTGTATTATCAATGTTTGATGAAGGTCAGGTTGCTATAGTACCAACAGATACAACTTATAATCCAGCATTTTCCAACTCTTATGATATTCAAAAATTAAGAGCCGGAAAGATATTAGAGTGGTATCCAGCACATATAAAAGTTCAGGTTTACAATGAAAAGACAGCGAAGAAAGAAGACATAACAGTCCCTAAAAGCATGGTAGCTATTATAGAAAATCCATTCTATTCAGTTATGAACGAGCCAAACTCAACCCTCCAACGTCTAATACGAAAGTTAAATCTTATAGATGCTGTTGACGAACAGAGTGGTTCAGGTAAACTCGACCTTATAATACAATTACCTTATGTAATTAAAACAGCAGCTAGAAAAGAACAAGCCGAGATTCGTAGGAAGGACATAGAGGAGCAGTTATCGGGTTCAAAGTATGGTATAGCTTATACTGATGGTACAGAACGTATTACTCAGTTGAATAGACCTACCGAGAACAACCTGATGGGTCAAATCACGTATCTAACAAGTATGCTATATGGCCAGTTAGGTATTACTGAAGCTATCTTCAATGGCTCAGCAGGCGAACAAGAAATGCTGACGTACTTTAGCCGAACTATCGAACCAATCATATCAGCAATAGTTGATGAGATGAAGCGCAAGTTCCTAACTAAGACTGCAAGGTCTCAAAACCAATCAATAGTATACTTTAGAGATCCATTCAAGTTAGTGCCAGTCAGTCAATTGGCTGATATTGCTGACAAATTTACTCGAAATGAAATTCTATCGTCAAATGAGTTTAGAGGTATCATTGGATTTAAACCATCGAGTGATCCTAAAGCAGATGAGTTAAAGAACAAGAACATTAACTCGCCTACTACTCCTACTACTGATGGTAATCCTGAAACGCCACTCTTACCAAGTGGAACTACTACTTAAAAAGGAGGATAAAAGAATATGAAATTTGATTTTAGTGGATATGCTACAAAAAATGATTTACAATGTTCTGATGGGCGAATAATTCGTAAAGATGCATTTAAACATAATGATGGAGCTACTGTTCCACTCGTTTGGCAGCATTCTCATGACGACCCAACGAACGTTCTAGGTCATGCAGTTCTTGAAAATAGAGCTGATGGAGTGTATGCATATTGTAAAGTTAACAAAAGTCAAGCAGGTTCACATGCTAGAGAATTAGTCCAGCATGGTGATATATCGGCATTATCCATTTATGCTAATAACCTTAAACAGAATGGCGGAGATGTTCTACACGGGGCAATTCGCGAAGTAAGCTTAGTTTTAACTGGGGCTAATCCAGGGGCTTTAATCGACAATGTATCGTTTCAACATAGCGATGGCAGCTTCGATGAAATTCCAGAAGAAGCAATAATTTATACAGGAGAGGAGATCACTATGTTTAAAGAAACTGAAGTTGTCCATGCAGCAGCACCAGCAGCAGTAAAGGCAGCACCACCAGCAGCACCAGCAGCTAACGAGGACCCTACTGTTCAGGAGGTATTCGATAGTCTTAGCGAAGAACAGAAAAATGTCGTATATTACATGATAGGCGCAGCACTAGACGAAGCTACAACAAATAATGATGCCGCTTTACAGCAGGCATACACTGATGGAGGCGAAGAGATGAAACATAATATATTTGAAAGCAAAGACGATATTGGCGGTGGAGAAGCATTATCACATGACGCAGTAAAGAGCATATTCTCAGATGCTCAGAAGAGAGGTTCACTTAAGGATGCTGTACTCGCACATGCGGTTACATACGGCATAGAGCACATTGACTACTTGTTCCCAGATGCACAGAGCGTTGTTAACTCACCAGACTTCCTTAAGAGAGACATGGCATGGGTTACCAGCGTAATGGATGGAACAAAACATACTCCATTCTCAAGAATCAAATCCATATATGCAGACATATCTCTTGAAGATGCAAGAGCTAAGGGTTATGTTAAGGGAAATGTTAAGAAAGAAGAGTTCTTTGCACTTGCTAAGAGAACTACTTACCCTACTACTATCTACAAGAAACAGAAACTTGACAGAGACGACATGCTTGACATAACTGATCTGGATGTAGTTGCTTGGTTGAAGGCTGAAATGAGAATGATGCTTGACGAGGAACTTGCAAGAGCTGTTCTTGTTGGAGATGGAAGAGACATCGCTAGTTTAGACAAAATCGATGAGCAGTGTATCAGACCTATCTACACTGACAATGACCTGTATGCTCACCACGTTAAAGTTACAGCTGTTAGCGACACTCAGGATCTTATAGATGAAATCATAAAGTCGAGAGAGAACTACAAAGGTAGTGGTATTCCAGCATACTACACAACTACTGGTCTGTTGACTGACATGCTTTTACTTAAAGATAGTTTGGGTAGAAGAATCCACAATACAGTTGCTGATCTTGAAGCAACACTCAGAGTTTCAAGGATCGTTGAAGTTCCAGCTATGGCTGGTCTTGAAAGAGTTGTTGGAGCAGAGACTCTTGCTCTTAAAGGCATAATGGTTAGTCTTGGTGACTATGCTATGGGCGCTGATAAGGGTGGTCAGATAGGTATGTTCGACGACTTCGATATCGACTACAACCAGTACAAATACTTGATCGAGACTAGATGCTCGGGTGCTCTTATACATCCTAAATCAGCTCTCGTTATCGAACAGGTTAAATAGTACTCAATACTTAAGTAAAGGATAGTGAATCTTTTGTTCAAACGCAAACAGGCCAAAATAAACCTACCTAATTGTAGCGACTGTGCCAACTATCATACAATGGAGTGTCCAAATAGTTCTGAATGCTACGATACAAAAGACAAGTCATCCTTCTTATCAAAGGAGGTTCAAAATGGGAAAGTTTTATGGATCAATTGGTTACGCTGAAACACTTGAAACTGCACCAGGAGTGTGGGGTGAAGTTATAACTGAACGAAACTATTCTGGAGACATAAACAAAATATCAAGACGTACACAAGCAGGAGAGAGTATCAATGATAATCTCACAATTAACAATGAGTTCAGCATTGTAGCCGATCCGTATGCCTACCAGAATTTCCATGCTATACGTTATATAAAATGGATGGGAGCCGCTTGGAAGATAACTAATATCGAGGTTCAGCGGCCTCGTCTAATCTTATCAATTGGAGGTGTATACAATGGGGACACGGGTCCAACTACAGACCCTTCTGGAAACGATAACTAGCAGTGTCTACTATCAACCACCCGAGACAGTTAAGATTAGTTATCCATGTATTATATACACACTGGATAAATCCAATACTAGATTTGCGAGTGATAAGCCATACAACATTCATCTAGGCTATACAGTCACCGTAATAGACAAGAACCCGGATAGCAATATACCGGAGGAAGTTGCGATGTTGTCTAAATGTATATTTAATAGGCATTACACCGCCGATAATTTGCACCACTTTGTATTCACTATTTACTACTAAAAGGAGGCTTTACCAATATGACTAAAATTATATGGGATAAATCCGGTGAACGATTTTATGAAACCGGTGTTAAACAGGGAGTGCTCTATCCCCAGGTATCAGGAGCATATCCACTTGGTGTTGCTTGGAACGGCTTAATAAGCGTTACTGAGAGCCCATCAGGAGCAGAACCAAATCCAAAATATGCAGATGATATCAAGTATCTTAACCTGATGTCCGCTGAAGAATTTGCAGCAACAATAGAAGCATATACTTACCCATCTGAGTTCGCAGCGTGTGACGGATCAGCAGCACTTGCTACTGGTGTCATGATCAACCAGCAGAACAGATCGGCATTCGGTTTGGCATATAAGACTACAATAGGTAATGATGTCAATGATAGTCTTGGCTATAAACTGCATTTGGTATATGGCGCAATGGCTTCTCCTTCCGAGAAAGGATATCAGTCAATCAATGATTCACCTGATGGCGTTACCTTCTCATGGGGTGTTACTTCAACACCAGTAGAAGTTACTGGTAAGAAACCAACGGCATCTATAGTTATAGACTCAACCAAAGCAGATCCAACTAACCTTGCTACATTAGAAGGAATTCTGTTCGGAACTGCTGTACTTACACCTAGACTTCCTTTGCCTGATGAAATAGCAACCATATTCACAGGTTCAACAATAGCTGCTATTGCTCTGTCATCTATAGTTCCTGCTGATGGCGCTGCATCAATATCCAAAACTGCTCCAATTGTTCTTACATTCAATAACAAGATTGCTAGTGAAGCTATTATTGTTACTGATGCAACTGGCGTTATCGTTGCTGGTACTAAGACATTGGATGGCACAGGCAAAATACTCACATTCACACCAACATCTGCCCTTACTGGAACCAAAGTATACCTCGTTACCATTGGTGGCGTAATAGATATCTATGGTCAGTTATTGGCTGCTGCGGTTAAGGACTTCACAACCATGGCATAATATTAATTGGGGCTTCGGCCCCTCTTTTAATTAAGAAAGGGGATAACAAATGCTAGAACGAGCAAAACAATTAGTTGTTGATTATTTTAATGACAATGTAGAAAAAACTGATAATGTTAAATTAAACATTGATCAAGTTTATGTTGTATGGTTTAGTAAGACATTACAGAACTGGAAGGCATTAGTTAGTACTGATATCTCAGATGGTATGTATTACGAGATAACCCACAACGGCGACAAGAATGAAACATACTTGGATGCTTATAAAAAATGGGCTAACAAATGTATTGTTGATTAATTTAAATTAAGAAAGGGGATAAATACCATGTTAAAGAAAACAATATCTTATACCGACTTTGACGGTAACGAAAGAAAAGAGGACTTTTATTTTAATCTATCCAAGGCTGAGGTAACTGAGATGGAACTATCTGTCAATGGTGGACTTAGTGCGATGTTAACCAAGATTGTAGCAGAGCAAGACTCAAAACGAATAATCGAAAGTTTCAAGGAGTTAATACTTAAGTCTTATGGCGAAAAGTCCTTAGATGGTAAGAGATTTATTAAATCACAAGAATTGAGAGACGCCTTTGAACAGACTGAAGCATATAGCGAAATGTTCATGGAAGTAGCAATGAATGCAGGAGCAGCAGCTGAGTTTGTAAACGGAATCATACCATCAGTACCAATACTACCAGGTAAAAACAATCCAAACGCATTAACCGCAGAATTACTTAAATAGTTTGATAAGGGAGGCTAGACCATGTTAAAGATCACAGTACCTGCTACTGAGCAATACGACGAATCCACATCTACTTTCATCTATTCGAAGGAACAAGTATTGCAATTAGAGCATTCTCTAGTCTCTATTTCAAAATGGGAGTCAAGATGGCGTAAACCATTCCTGAGTAAAGACTCAAAGACAATTCAAGAGACGATCGATTACATACGATGCATGACCATCACCCAAAA